TTAAACACTAGCAACTCGTGCAAATCCATCTTTTCCGTTTCCACCTACAATATCTGAATCATAGCCACCTTTCTGTCCACCAGCACCACCACGACCAACAACCAGAGTGATTGTTTGATTCGTTGTACTATTATTAGTGTATTGAGCCACAAGAACAGAGCCTGATGCACCGCCACCGCCAAATGACCAACCTTCATCTCCAATTCCCATAGCGCCATCACCACCTTTACCAAATAGAGCAATAGGACTTACAGATGCACCACCTGTGTGGTCTTCCTTGGTCGCATTGCCTACTTTACCTTGAGTGATTGTCGTTGAGTCAAATGCACCAATAATATCTACAGCACCAACAGCACCAGCTTGTCCATTATCATAAGCTGAACCATTACTCCATACGCCTTGGGTGCCACCACCGCCACCATGAACAACAGCGATATTTTCCCCGTTAACTTTAAGCAATAGATCAGCACCAGCTTGTCCATTGCTTAAAGGATATGAAGAGTTATTAGAACGACGTGATGCACCACCTCCACCTCCAGCACCAATCAATGTAAAGAGCTTCGTTTCACCCGGCTTTAGAACGAAACTATATAAACCGGCCGGGTAATCACCATCAACAGTTATACTATTAGGATTCTTATGTTGGAGTACTTGGAAACTTACTTGGCCAGAATAACCAATACGGTTTGTACCTGAACGATTATAAATCTTTGGTTTAAAGCTATTTATATTACGATCAAATGAAAGTGCTTCATTGGCTGCTTCTGGACTTAAAAAGATACCAATATTACGATCTGTCAGGTTATAGATGTCGGGCGCTTTAATCTTGTCATTATCAGCTGTCCAACCATCTGTACCACCAATCATCGTTACCGTACCGCCACCTTCGCCACCGTTGTAATAAAAGACGCCTGAAGCAAGAATTCTTGGATATGAAACATAATTGAGTAATGCAGTAATCTGAGCTTGTAGCTCATCACGTGCGTTTTTATTAAAGGCAGCTTCAGCAGCAAAGCGAGCTTCAATTGCATCAGCTAGGTTTTCTAGGTCTGGATAAGTTGCTAATAATTCATAGAGCTGCTGACGATTATTTGGGTTTAAAACAACTCCATGCTTCTCAAGTACGTTTGCAATCTCTTCCTGAACCATATTGCACCATTCAGGTGTGAGATAAGTTGCATCCTGTCCGGGAACATCTTCATTTGAATGGAAACCTTTTTTTCCTGTACCAAACATGTCTGGTCGCGCATTTACACTATCGATCCGCTTCATGATTGCTCCTTAATGTCATAACGTAAATAAGCAGGTAAGTAGTTTTGAATGATGCAAGCCATATCAGCTTGCACAGGGGCTTTTAAGATCAGTTTGACTTTGAACCGTAAATTTTCTGTGTTGACTGGTGAATTGCATGAAGCTGTACACTGCATTGGTCTGTAACGTATTAAATCAATTAAATCAATGCCAAATAAGCCAAGCAAGCCCACAAGATAAACACGGTTTAAAACATTCTTGGTCTGTTGAATCCATTGGATTATCTGAAGACGTTCTTCAATTGTTTTGGTTTTATTCACAGTACATTTAAGTGGTAGACCAAGAGCAGCCTCATATTCACCTAATAATTCTTCTGGAATCTTCTCTAAGGTGGTCAAAATACGTTTTGCATCGACATCAGCTTGTGCAAGTACTTTTGCATGAGCGTATATATCTTTTGCGAGAACACTTTTGGGTGAAGTGTCATAGCCGCCTGCTGGCAGTAATTGACGAAGTACTGAAGCATAAAGCTCTACTGTTTGCTCAAAGGTCATAACATAGTCACCGTTAAAGTACCGATCCGGAGCCAACCAGTCACAAACACATTTAAAGTAGGTGCCTGATTTGTTGCAGGTGTAAGCTGAACATCTGTCACACCCGGCAATGCTCTAATTTGACTAACAAGAGTAGAAGCAACAAAAGTTTCTCCCGGCGTTAACAATCCAACATAGTCACGAATGACTTTTTCAACATCAGTTTGACTCACACTACCTGTTACCAGTGCAGTGATATTCAAATACTCTTTTGTTGGTGCATAAGCTCTTACGTCACCCCAAAAACCTGAATATTCTTCTAAAGCCGTTTGTACTAAAGCTAAAAGTGCAGAGCTTGGGGAGTTAGAGGGATTACCAGCTGCTGTGATTGCAACATCTAAAGAACCAAGGCCACGACGTTTAGGAAAAATAAATACATCAGCAACACCCGGCACATCTTTCACAATACGTTCAAGGTCTGCCTGACGATCACGTACAAGACCTAAAGCCTCTTTATTCATCATACGCTGACGCCAAGCTTCAACGTCTTCAACATCAACACCAGCAGATATTTCAACAACATCCACTTGAGCGGCAACACCGGGTAAAGGGCTTACCCAAAGCAGCTGCTCACCGTCGAAATTCCAGCTCACACCTTCAAACTCAGCAATAACTTGGATTTCTTTGGGCTTATTTGCTGTAAGTGTCTCTTTATATAAAGTTAGCCAGTAATGACCTTTGCCATCTGTGACTTTAGTGCTAGCTGGTACGGTTACAGCAGTATTTGATGTGGCTATGACACGACCTGAAGCCTTAGAGCCTCCATTACGCGGACATTCCAAGCGTTTTGCATGTATATAAAGGAAAGGCTCATCAGCTGTAGCTACAAATAGCTGTTTTTGAATATAACTCTGATGATGATAAAGACCCTCAACTACAGCGGCTTCACCATCTGCGCGAATGGCTGCATCATCTTCATCATCCAGTGTTAATCCAGTTAAGTTTTGGATTTCCTGAATAATGTCAGAGCGTAATTGGTCAAATGTCTTGATCGGATATGCCATTGTTTAGCCTCCAACCTTAACAAAATAAAGGATTGTTTGTTTCTGACCAGATAGCTGTGTAACTTCAATATTTAGGTCCACCTGACTTTTAACTGTCTGAATAGCATTTACCAAAATTGAAGCAAAACGATTCGGCACCAAACCTTCTAAGGCTTCTTCTGCATATTGCTTAACTGTTTGGATGGTACGAGAAACATCTTTTGAGCGTCTCAAAGTATAAAAACGGCTGCCAAGGTTAGGATTTGCCCAATACTTCCGTCGATGAATATTTAAACGCTGACAAATTGCTTGAACCTCATCCTTGCTAAATGCATCATCAAGGCTCATCAACACATAATCTTTCGTTTTTAAATCAATATTCGCCATGATTCACCTACATTTGTTCAGTTGGAATCGGTGTATTACCGTGTTTGTGTTTGTTATAAATGTCGCGCATTTCCTGCATTGAGCCTTTCTTATCAAAGACTTGACCATTCGTTACATGCAAATCACCGTCATCAACAAAAAGGTCCCCAGCGGTGATATGCGTACCATCTTCTTTAAGCAAAAGGCTGTGTCCAAATTGGTCATATACACAGGTTTCACCTTCATTCACGTTGACGACCACAGCTCCACCAGTCGTTGCAACAACAATTGAACGGGAAGTCTTGCCATGCAAAGGGATGACGACAACACGGGCACCTTCAGGAATGTGTGAGTTGAAACCGACTTGCTGAAAAAGCTCAACTTCTTGCAGTGTTTCATCAGCAAATCCTTTTAACTGCAATACTTTTGAGCCACCACGTGCGACCAGGGCGAACAGTGGTTGCCGGATTTGTTTCATTGCCTTATTTATCTGTGCTGCTACAGCCTTCATCATGATTTTTTCTCCTTCAGTACCAGTGGATTTGCCCAGTCACCCTGACGCTTCAGAAGAAGTTTTGTTGTTTTGCCATTCTTACGGTCAAGTTGAAACGTTCGACCATACACAGCCCATTTGGCTGTTGCTCTTGATAAAACATTGGTTTCTAAATTGATGTACCAGCCTGTTGACCACAGCTTTCCGTCGATCATCCAGCCTGAAACCGTTGCGGTTAGGGTGTGTGCTTCAAGGTCATTGTCTTTTTTGATTTTTTCTAATGCTGCATTTGCTTCAGCTTCAGTTTCCACATCGCCCAAAGTGACCATTTTCAAGCGGTTATAGGCATACTGTGTTTGAGCTGTGGTTTCAGATAATATTGAGTTTGCGTTGCCGTCTTGGCTCAAAACCTTGATATGGCTAAAGACATTAGAAACGTCGTTGTCATACTGAAGACTTAAAACGTTATTGCTGTTGTTTAAAGGACGCATCAGGCGCAATGCGGTTTGCACATGATATGGGTTTGCAAAAGGGTCACCGATTTGTAAAGTCCCATCTGGATCAAGCCAGACATGTTGTCCAGTGATTTGTGCTGCCTTGGTCAATGAATCCCATAGTGATTCACCCGGCTCAACAGAGACTTTATTCTTTAGCCATGCATTATCCTGAATACGGACATCTTGAAACAGTGAACCTAAGTCACCGCCTAATACATAGCGACCTACCAACTCTTCAAGTGTGATCTGACGGCCATTGAAAATAGGCACAGAGCAATCAATTAACTGACCAACGAGGTCACGACCAGAAACCTGTAGGCCATAGCCATCACGGCTTACAGCTTCAGAAATACGATCAGCAACAGCTGTTAAAATGATTTGATTTGCAAAGTAAGCTTGTACTTTTGCACCACCTTTAATGGCAGGATTTAAGGCTTGCCCACCTGTTTCAAATAGCGTAAAGCTCCAGTTTTCTGCTGGTGTATCAATCTGACTGTCAATTTCAACCTGATCCCAGCCTTTAGCTTCAAGGCCAGCAATCACTAGGCGAATTTCATTACCCTGATTATCTTGCATAGATGGTTAGCTCCATGCCAACCTGCAATGCAGCAGGGTTAATCAAATCAGGGTTTAAACGACGAATTTCTTCTGCACGACGCATATCACCATATAAATAGTGTGCTAACCAATGCAGGGTGCAAGGCACTGGAATTTGAGTTTTTGTAATTGGTGGACGTGTTTCAATAAGTTCTTGGATTTGATCCTGAATCTGAGCAGCAACGTCTTTGTAGACTTGAATTTGGGTGATGCTTTCAAAGGTATTAATGGCACGTTCTGCACGGATAGCTTGCTGAAGTACTTCACGTGTTTTTTTACGTACAAGTGCTAAATCAACTGGTGTAAAACTGATTTCTTGGTTGTTTGCCATTTCTGTACGTGTAGTTGCAACAACTTGCTGTGCAATAGCAACTTGACTAGCAGCAAGTGTTGAGCGCCAAACTCGTTGTAACTCCGGAGAGTTATCATCATTTTGAAAAAGGTTTTCAAAACGCTCAACTCGATGAACAACATCACGCCATTTCGATAAAGCTGAAATATTAGTATCAAAGGTCACAAGCTTGGTGACGTCATCAACCAACCCAACAATCCAATCGGCAGGTGATAAAACATCCTCAATTGCTTGTTTTGCAACACCTAAATAATTACGTGCCTGATCGATACCGTTGCGAATTATATTAACTGTATTAAATAACTTATCAGTGTCGCCAATTTTGAGTTTTTCTAGCGCACTTTCCAATGCTGAAGCTGGAGCATCAATAATAGTTGCTGTAGCAATTTTCTCAGGCGTAGAAACCGGTACGAATAGCTCACGTTTTTTAGCTTTTGCCTTGATAAACTCAATGGACATCGTACAGAAGTCAGGTGTTGTTGCCTCATGATCAATTTCATGATTAACAACTTGAACTTGCTGTACACCAAAGACAGGATGTATGAGTTCACCCGGACCAGTCGCACTTAATGCTGCTTCTAAAGCATTAACCCAAGTTAAATAGTCAGGCCCAGTAAAAACTGCTTGTATTGAAATTCGACGTGGGTCACTTCCCATATCTTCAATTTCAGCTTCATCTGAATATGGAGCCTGCTTGATAGCTAGAGTTTTAGGCGCAGTATCTTTGGTGGATGTGCATTCAAACTGCACACCACGAAAACTTGCATCTTGTAAATCTGTATCCCAGCCCATGAAAAAATAACCTCACTATTGTGAGGTTATGATGTGAAATACCAGACTTTTATATCAGGCGGAAACGCTTCCGCTTAATTTAGTGCCTTAGTGCCGTTGTAGGTAAAAAGGAACATTTGAAGCACCGTGGCGTTTTTCTTCAGTAGCTGCATTTTCAGAAATCGCTCCCAATAGGCCACCACTAAAATTAATAGTTTTGTTCTGCCCGGTGACATTAATTAATGTATTGATCTTATTGATCATCTCTTGACTCAATTGATTTTGCTTCTGCTGTTCAGCAATTAATTGGCTACTTTTTTCTTCAGCTGAAGCTTGCTGGGCTTTGCTTTGCTCAATGGCTTGTTGAACAAAGTCAGGACGTTCACCTCCAGAACCAATACCGACTTTTGCTAAGAGATCACTAACCATGCTGTATCCAGCATCATCAATAGGTTTAAAAATTTGATACCCCGTATAAGCTGCTCCAACAAGACCAGCTGTTTTCGCTGCATTTGAAGCTTTTGAGGCTAAACCACCAGTGGTTGAGGGCAAATCTGGTGTCTTAATACCTCCCATAGTTTTGAGCGTGAAAGCCGCAGCACCAGCTGCTAATGCAAGACCTCCAACTGCCACAGCTGCACCATAAGTTACACCAGCTAGATTTTCATTTTCTGCTGCACTTTTAGTAATTGTGTCTTTTAAACCGCCTAAAGACTCCGAAATAGCATCATAAGCTTTGGATTGAGCAAACAATTTTTCCTGATTCATTGCCTGATCTTTAGCCCATTCTGTTCTGCTTACCATATCAAAGTCAGCAGCTACTGTTCCCGATGCATTGGGTAACTGCTTTCTTAAATCGTTTAACGTGTCTTTGTTATAAACAACACTTAAAGCAGCCATAAGTGCTTGCCGATCTGCAATGATATTGCCGATTTCTGAACCCATAGCGATGTTACTCATATCTTCCAAAGCAGCTTTGCGTGTTACTGAATTGGAAGACGCAGCCTGTTTCTGAAGCTTTGTATATTGGGCATTTCCAGCAAGCTGTCTCTCCAATAATTTTACAAAAGCTTCAACGCCATAGATTCCTTGTTCACGTTGTTGAATAGCATATGTATTCCAGTCAAAGACCTGTTTTGGCTTTTTTTTACCATCCGATTTTGTCGGATCACCTGATTGTGCAATAACTGCATCACTAATAGATTTACTAAATTCACGGCTTGATAACTTTGCTAGTAAGTTGACTACGTTGTTACCAGCTTCATCTGCAGTACCTGCTGTTTTCATTGCAACCTGATTCATCGCAACAAGTTCAACTAAGCCTTTTTCACCGCTATAACCTACAGCACTGGCAGCAGCCATTTGTTGTGCTAGCCATTTGGACATATCTTTATATTCAAAACTGCCAAGCTGACCACCACGTACTGCTATATCATGTCCGCGTTGCAAATCAGTGATACCAAAGTCTTGCATACGTGTAGTGAGCGTAGCAGCATCCGTTGCCATCGCCCCCGTTGCAAAAGCTGTTTTAACTGCGGTATTCAATGCTGGAGCAACATTATTTAGTTCGTATTTACCTGACGCAATCAAGGTGTTTGCTGCTTCAGCTGCGTCTTCACGCGTTCCACCGCCACCTCGGACAGCTGCTTTAATGTATTCATTTAACTGGCCCCGCGCAGCAAGTCGTGCTTCAGGTGTCATACCTTGACCACCAGTGGCAGTTGCAGCAATGTAGGTTAGTTGTTGATCATAATCACGTGGCTTCTGTAAAGCATTAGAAAAGTACATGCCACCAGCAATAGCACCGCCTGTAACAGCAGTACCTTTCTGCCATAGTGACATAGTCTGTTGGGTTGATTGATGAGTACGTTTGCTTGATTGTTCAACCTGTTTTGACCAGTTTGCTAGCTGTTGAGCTGAACCCACCTGTTGTTTTAATAAGGCACCTTGCTGACGTAGAACACCTTCAAGCAACTTATTGGTACGTAATAATTGATCCCCAGCACGGGCAGTATTCAAAGTCTCCCGTGTACCAGCTCTTGCAGTATTAACAAATTTGGCTTGAGCAGAACCAATCTGGGTCCATTGCGTATTGATTTTAGTCGTGGCCTGAACTTGCTGATCAGAGATGCGTTTCATCTCTTGTGCAGCTTGTTGCCCCCGAATCTGCAAGGTAAGAGAAACAGTAGAATTGCTTCCGCTCATAGCTTAGCCCTTTGATTTTGAATGTTTGCGAACACTAGTCACATAAGTTTTTGTCACTGTAGAGCTGTTCCCATTTGTTTGAGTATGGGTTGTGACGGATGATTTTGGTGGCGCTTGTGGTGTTTCTGAAGGTGTAGATTCCACTTGACGAGGTAAAGGCCGCGTAGCACCAAGGAAAGCCATTGCAATATGCAGGGGCAAATTAATTGCATCTGCATATGGGATACCAATGGCCATCAATGCTCTAATTAACTGAACGCGCCCAATTAATTCGCGGCTTTGACCTTTGCTTCCAGTTCTGCTTTTTTCTCATTGAAATGGATGAGATTGAACGATGAAGTTTGGGCAATATCTTCATATGTAGGTTCATATTGATTACCAGCCTCATCAACTAACTTAAGCATCGCGACAATATCTGAAATAGCAATGTATTGCAGGCCAGTAATCTTCGCTTGAGCTTCAACGTATTCAAGGGCTGTTAATGAAGACATCACGTATTTCGTGCATTTGATTGTTTTCTTTGCCTGTTTAAGTTCAATGGCTACAGGCAAATTACCATCTACAAAAATTCTTTCCATTTTTAAACTGTCTCATCAAGATAATCTAAGCAGAACATTTCTATGTCACGCATGGTTTCACCATCCACGTTGTATGACTTACTCACTGTTTGTACATTACAGTCAATAAACGTTTCACGGTATTTGCCATCCGGTGATTCAACAGAAAGACGTCCATCTTCAACAGCCAACCAATTGACTGTATCTTTGCCATCCGGAATTACAACTGAGGCTGTCAACTGATAGGTTGTGATTCCTTTTGATTTATATTTCACCCGTTGTTTACGGTTCATTGTTGGGACTGGGCGATTACCCGTAGTAATTGCTGATGTAAAACGAGCAACGTCATAATCCAGCCCGTTAAAGCTCATGACGATTGCACCAACTGCATCTTCAGACATTGTTCAACACTCTTTTTTAAGATGACCCATTTTCAAATAACTATTTAAATAAGATCAGGCGGAAATACTTCCGCCTAATAATAAAAAAGACCGCAATAAGCAGTCTTTTATGATCTGATCTAAGTGAATCAATAGATATCAAGCGTAGTACCAATGACATGCATACCACGTACTAAATGAGTTGGGGCTTTCACATTAACACGATACTGATCTGTTGCATCCGGAGTCACAACAATCTCATCTAGACTTTCACGCACATTTTCAAGAATCTCAGCATCTTCTAGCTGAATCAATCGAGCTGAAATAATAGATTTAATATTGCGGCGTTGAGCAGCCGTGTTTTTACGACGACGTTCTTTTTTGAGGTCTTGACGAACGACTTTACGTGTATAGTCAACGATCAACACACAGTTAATATCAAGCATAAGATCGTCAGACTCACCAGAATCTGGGTTCATACGATAAGTCGAAATGGCGCGAACAATTTCCGGTTTACCGTCTGCACCCGTTTCGATCATACAAACGCCTTTATTCATTGCTGCTTCCATACGTTCAAACGTAAGCTTGAACTCATCAGCAACAGGTGTGAGACCACCTAAGTTGACACCATTGAATGGCAATGCCGGGTCGTTAGAATCAGCTAACGCAGCAGCCATTGCCGCGGCAAGCTCAGGCTCTTGACCAGTCGCACCGTTGTAACAAACAACCAGCACCCGGTAGTTGGTTTTTACTGGGGCTTGATCAGCAAAGGTTTCAGCAGCCACGATGTCTGAGAACGGTACAACAAGAATCGCTGGACGTTGTTCAATTGAATCACTAACAGAGATTAAGTGGTCGATCCATGCAGTTGTGTCGGCCCCAGCTGCTGGGGGTGCTGATACGGCAATAATGGTATGACCAAGGGGTTTGATTGTATCGAGGGTTGTTTGTAGTGTCATAATTTATACTCAACTTAATTTAATCGTTGCATATGCGTAAGAATTAATGACAGAACAAAGTAATCCGCCATTACTCACAATTTCGCTATGGAGTGTAAAGTTTGTATTTGAATCAATTACTGTTGCTGTCTTACCGTTAAATTTTGAGGGTAATTTCAACTTCAACATTGAAGCATCCTGATGTATATCTAAAACAGCACGAATTTCGCCATTGTCTTGATACCAGAACCAAGCTGTTGCTTCAGGCTGATCTTGTGGATTAAAAATTGCCCGATACGCAACACTATTCGTTACAGTGCCGATAGTTGTCACTAGAGCCTTTGGATACATTTTTTTAGTATTACTAGTACTATTAAAGAAACCCGCATCTGAAATACTTTTACGAATTTCAGGCTTAGTAATACCTCTATCGAGACTATATCCAATCGCTTGACCCACTTCCTTTACTGAGCCATTTTTAACTAGCTGCACAATTCGGTCGGGTGGATTATTTTCGTCACTCCAACTGGCTTTTAAGAACGGAATCACATCTGTAACTGTTGTAATATCAACTACATTTGAAAGATTATATGTATTGGCCCCAACAGTGACAGGCTTCATTTTTGGTAGGTACATGTGAAGAGTTTTACCAGTAAATACATACGGATTGCACTGCACCATTCCAAGAAAATTAAAATTAATATTAGATCGTCTAACAGTCTCAGTACTTACAGTACATACACCATTACTTGTATATAGATAATTTACTGTAAGCGAAAAATCACTGGCGATTGAGTCAACATTGAAATACTGTTCTGTTGTTGTACCGACATGTGCTTGAATATAAGAAAGTATTGCAGGCACATTCATAATACTATAGCTATCAATAAACTCTAGATATTCAACATCATAAACACCTGTAGCTGTTAGTTCTCTAAAACCATCGGCAATTATCGTTTTTCTATGATTATTAATAGCTGAACGAAGTTGTACTAAAGCAGTTGGTGAGGAAGTACTCACAACAATATCAGCTGTATTTGTTCCACCTGAAACGTGAACCAGTGTTTTACCTTTTAAAGAGTCAGTTTTAAAACTCCAGACTGATGTAGTACCAGTATTCTGACTTAATAACCACAAATTATTTGCATCAACAACACGCATAATTGTGTATAAAGTACCATCTACTGAATAGATTGAACCAACATCTTTAAAACCTTTGCCATGAGCAGTATGTGTAACGGGGATTAGAACGAGCGCTCCGTGATTTCCTCCGATATACGTTCCATTGTAATTAACTGGCGCAGCATCATCTCCTTGTGTGACTAGAAGAGTGCCTGTTGCAAAAGCTGCAACCGTTCCATCTTTGCTTGTAGCTGCTGGAATAGTTTTTATAGACCACGGATTAATAATATTATTTTCCCATGGATTATTTGCTCCATACCGTACTTGTTGCACTACATCCAATACAGAACTAAATCGTGTTCGAATATAAGCATCTAAACCATCTAAAGTGACAGTAAATGTATCGGATGTTTTTTCATTTTCCAATGTTATCTCAGGTAAGGATGTTTTACGTAATACATAAAACTTTCCTGTAGGTGAAGCAGGTTGATAGTCTGTTTTAACAGTACCAATTTCAAATTGAGTTCCATCAATAACATCTAAAAATTGCTGGCTCGTATGATCTGTATATTCAATCATTACAGCGATGTAATTGATTGTAGAACCTATAGGAATTTCAAATGCTACAGTCTTATCATTATCTGAATAAGTGACACTTGAACGGAAAGGTGCATCTTCTGGTAGATCATTAACTTCCTCAAATTGAGAACCCATTGTATGATCCATCCCCAAAAATGTATCATCATGATATGTAAACAAGACTTTTTTGAGTTTAAGTGGCTGATCAACTGGTAAAGAAAAAACATACTTTGTACCAGCAACAACTTTTTGTTTACCAAATGATAGACCTTTTGGAAAAGCAGCATGCAGGCCAGTTAAATAACTTAATACAACTTTATCAACGGCCTTGCTTTTATCAAACAAATTAACAGTCGTTTTTTCTTCAAAAACGCTTTCAACTTTATCAATCCGATTTGTTTCAGTTTGAACTTTCTGATCTGTATATTTGTTCGCGGCATCTAATGGATCATAACCCTTAACATACTCGGTTCCAGTCCATGTATAAGTTCCTCTTAATGCTGGATCTGAATCATTATTTCGCACTGAAACATTAGGCTCAGGTGGTACATAAGCGATCATCTGAGCATAAGTTGTAAATGACTTATCTGCTCCATTAGCAACTGCAGTAAGACCGTATTCAACTGCATCAATTCGCTCATTTTGAGCATCATCACGCTGCTGACTTGCAGCTTCAACAGCAGCAACAGTAGCTGGTGTTGAAAAGTCAGACTCATTTCTAAACGCAGCCGTTCCTAGTTCAGATTTAACTAAATCAGAAATTTGCCCAATGGATGCCTGTTTTGTCTCTTGTTCCTGAACAACTGGAGTTGTGTCTTCACGAGTAACACTTGAAGCCTCTGGCAGTCCACTGATCGGAGTTCCTGGTACTTCAATAATGATTGTTTGTTGAGCCATACTTTACTCCTATGGTTCAATCAATGCGCCACCTTCAGTTTGAAGAGCTACACCACCTTCAGTCTGAATAGCAGCCTGTGTTTGAACACCTTCAACCGAAAGTGCAACAGCTTGAGCATTTACAAGTCGATAAGTCTTAACTGCGGCTTTAATCATGCGGCCAGCTTGTGAATTAGCGCCAAACTTGGCATCTGCTCCAGCTGTGTCATAAACATCAACTGGGGTGAATTGCCCGGACAAAACATCTAGCGTCACAAAAAGAACTTTTTGCTCATTGGCTGGAAGCCCTGTGCGGAGTGTATTGATATTGACGTCTGTATAAACGCCCGGTGTTTTAATACCAGCAGGAATACTCATTATTTATTTTCCTTCAGTTCAACCAGATCAGAAGCGTCTTTAACGTCATCACCCGGCTCAAAGAAATAATCGACATTGATTCGATGGATTTCACCAATAGATTCATCAGCTTCTTCACGGTCACGATCAGAAGCCGTAATTGTGTATTGCGTTGTAAATTCTTGAGAAAGCACGCTAATTGATTGTTCACGTGTTTTGGTGTTAAAGATTGTTTTGGTGCGACCAAGTTCGAGAGGTTCCAGTCCAGTTACACCAACGGAAGATAGGTTGTTGCCAATCAGCAGTTTCTGAACACGGTCTAACATTTCGTATGTCCCGATATCACGCCCGGCACCTTGGCGGCGAGCTTCCTCATTACGCACAGAACGTGCACCGACGAGCACAACAAATTTCACAGGGTATTGAGTCTTGTTAAAACTAATCTTTTTTGGTGTTCCCGAACCCTCAAAAACCACCCAAACAGCAGGAAGTGCTTTGATAATTGCCGTTATACCATCATCAAATTCACCCGCATAAGTCTTGATTTCACGCACCCAAGGCCATTTTTTGTCAGTAATCTGCTTAGACATGACATCTTTAAAGGCTTGCTCAACAACACTTAAATTAGTCACCAGCCTTTACCCCCAAAGTCATGACGCCCAACTTGGAACATCACATTATTCGATGAGGTCTTTACTGGTTCAGATTGACCAGCTGGCGTACCACCCACGCCAACAATACCTTTTGAAATATCTTTCAGTTTATTGACAGCATCTTCATAACGGGTGCGGATCGGATCATCATCAGTCATTGCGCCTGTGCATGCATGGTAACGCGCCATATGGCAAGCCAGACTTTCAAGAAATGGAGGGACAGTTTGCAACGGCAGCTTATAGCGACTCATCAGGTAACCATCAATTTCAGAGTTGGCTTCCTGCAAGGCTGCATTAAGCTTGTCGTAATTAATGACATCTTGATAAGGCTGAACATTATCAGTGAGTTGAATTAACTCATGCTCACCGAACTTTTTGATCATCGCGTCTGCCGTTGCATACATATCAAATCACCTTATGCCTGAGTACCAGTAGAACCCACAGCCATTTGCCATAAACCAAAACCAGCAACACCACGCGCTTCTACACCGTAACGATATTTTTTACGCATGAAGACGCTGTCACTATTCATGTCGAATTGAGCAACAAAGTTTGGTTTTTTACGGGGTTGATAAACAATTGGTTTAACTGGACGTGATGCATCTAAAAGGTGCCATTCAGTTTTTGTTTCTAACCAAGGACATACCAAAACTTCAAATTCACCTTTATATGGGTTTACCTTCCCATCTTCCAAGCGATCTGTAGTCATCAAGGCATTAGCAACTTCTCGTAATGCTGGAGGCACAACTAAAAGGTTTGCTTTTAAGTTGAGAGGTTTACCTTCAGAATCTTTTAGTTCTTGCATCATGGTCATTGCAGCACCAAGACTCGCTTGTGCAGCTGCCAGTGTTGATACACTCAATGCTTTGGTGAGTTTGTTAGAAAAGACTTTGGCATTTTTACCTTCACCGACCTTATGATCAGTTGAATAAAATGGCTTATCGTCATAACACTTTTCTTCAAAGCCTTTTGTTAAAACAGTGAAGACAAGGTCATCAGGCCATTCTTTAGCTGATTGACCAGCAGCTTGGGTTTCGATGGTGTACATACCCAAGTTATCATCTTCAATATCATTACGATCTACTTCAACTGTAGCTTCATAATCTTCATTGACTAGAATATAAGCATGACCTGTTAATTTTTTAACAGCTTTGTCACCAATCCACTTACGTAAAGCCGGGAAGCGATCTGTCCATGCATAAGTGTTAGATGCACCAGTACTTGGCACTTCCATTGCTACTTTGGCATAGTTGCTAGGAGCCGCATCAAATGCATTTTTGAATACTAGTTTAAGGCTTGTACTCAAAGCATTTAGAATACGAGCACCATTTTGTTCAGTAATAACCATTAATTAAATCTCCACCCAAACGCAGTCAGTAAATTGCGTATCAAAACCCATAAATTTGCCAGCAACTGGAAGACCAGCACCTGTTGTTTTAGCGACGGTTTGGTTATCTTCCACAAAAACGTCTTCACCAAGTTCAGCTTGTGTAACTGCATCTGTTGATGAATTGCGGAATAAAAATTGTTTTTTTCGACGTACACAGGCTAGAACGTCACCAGCTTCGCCATCAGTGTTATCTGCCGAGCTATCCCAAACACCCATAACCTTTTGAGTTGCTGCAATTGCAGCTGTTGAAGCAACAGCAAATCCCGTGTCATCAACCAATGCGAATGTCCCGACCAAAACCACTGCACCAGCTTTTAATGGGACAGGGATTAACTCACCATCACGCATTTCTGTGACGATTCCATTTTGCATATATGTCATGGATTAGCTCCTAAATCTGCTGGATCAAGTCCTAATTGAGATGCAATGCTAGTGGCAATCTCATCTACAACAGGTTGTTGCTGATTGTTTGCAGCCAAATTCACTTGCTCAGTTTGACGTTGCGTTAAAGCTGCGATTTTTGGCAGGCTCTCAAGATGAGCTTTGACAAAATCAGGATTGGTTTTTGCCTGTTGCTTCATCCATGCAATGGTTACTTGACCAGTCAAACGACCATCACTACATGCAGCCATAATCAATTCATCAATTTCTTTTTCCTTTTGAGCTGCTTCAGCATTACTAGCATTTGCAATCGCTTCTTGATAAACAGCCATCGGAACGAATTGAGTCATATCGATTTGATCTTGACTGTTTGCGGCTACCTTAATCTGATCAATTGCAGCTAGGGCATCAAAAAGGTGCTGACCATTTGCAGCTACAGCAACGCCTGTTTTTTCTTTGATTTGCGCTGACAGCTTGTTAAGTTCTGCCAAAATTTCTTCTGCTGTTGCAGACAATGGCAGATTTAACATCCAGCGCAGTTGTTCTAATAACTCTTCCATTTCAGAATCCTGTGTGGAATTTTGTGTAAAGTAATCCTGTGCCAAGGCGGCAAGACGAGCCTCGGGCAGATTATCCAGATTAGGGGTGTTGGTTAATGCGACGCTATGAAGCCCAACGACTTCACCAGTTTTGGTATAAAAAAGAACGGGTGATAAATACTTATATTCTTCCTTCTCAATATGGCCTTTGGCCTTATCGAGCCATTTAAAATTAGTACTACATATGCCAACTCCCTTGATGTATGAAAAAGATGCTGCCTTCAACCATCCTGAAGCTGGAGCTGGTTCACCAGTTTCCTGTGCTTTTAATGTGGCATGTTCATAATCAATAACCATGTCCACCTTACGTTGATTTAATGCAGCAACAATCTGCTCACCACGTTCGGGAGTAAGTACCCAATGCGGTGCATCAAAAGGTCGTCCATCAACTCCATTGAATGTTCCTTCAGGAACAAGTACCAGATGAGTCGATGTGGCATTCAAGTCAATTGAGCATGAAGCGACAAGAATTGATTTAGGCATAACATCTACTTTTAAAAAGATGTTATGAGATTAAATTGAGGGGATAAAAAAGATCAGGCGGAAACACTTCCGCCCAGTTTATTTATTCTTATTCAAAGCTTCTATGCCAATAAAAATCTACGTCATCTAACACTGCATCTTCTGCCTCTTTTTGTAAGAATCCGTGCTCATCCATCGGCAAGAATGGTCGTGCCGGGAACTTGCTTCCCGGGTGATTGACTTGTTTAAACACCTTACCATTGAATGACAATGCCTGTTTATTTCTGGGACGTATCACATGCGGACGAGTTTGCCCCCCGTTATGCAGAATGGGTGCGTAAGGAACATTGGTGCCAATGATTGCTTGGTCACGGGTATATTGAGTCGTGATACTACGTCGCAAATTCCCTGATTGGTATAGGTAAGAAGGTTGTGACCGATCCGGTGCCAGCCCAGCCCATTTAGGACGTCCACCTGCATCAAAGTTATCATCAGTTATGGCTGCAAATGTGTTTGCAATCGCCGCCGATAATGGTGTGGTGTCAGCCATACGATCAGCTGCTTGGCCTAAACGAGAAACCAGAGCATCATTTTTGATTTGAATAAAGCTCATTCAATCACCTCAAAATCATTAGGAGGCATATTTTTGAAGATACGGGATACTTGCAAATGTCCAGATACCACTTTGAACTCAACAACAACGTCATGTGGCAATACATAAAACAAAGCCTGAGTTTGTTTATCCCAAAGCTTTTGCTCCACATTGGCAATTAAATCTGGCAAAGCAATCAGTTCAGTTACAGATACATCAGTGTATTTTTTATTAACAAGTACTTCATCACTCAACCATATCATTTTAGATTCAAATGATTGACCTGCGGCTGTTAAGAATTTTACTGAATCATACTGAAGCACACCAATTGGACTAAACTGTTTTTGAGATTTTGAAAGCTTCAGGGAATGATTCACAAAACTCTCATTAACCTTTGTAAGATTTTGATTAGTCATTAATTTCTGTGATTGATTTAGTCCACGTGCTTCTCCCAGCAGATTAGTTGCTCGATTAATCATTACATCATTCAACAAATAGCTTGAAGCTGGTGAACCGTTAAAACCTGCCGCGGGAGCAAAAGTTAATTTCCCATCTTTGGTTGGAATATCAAACTGAGTGCGCTTAACAATAACATCGGCTCCAGTGTTACGATCCACGCCCACACGTTCATATATGTCAGATTCATTTCCTTCACCCGATAAGATTTCTTTACCTTCAACCTCACGGGCTGAACGTGCAATCACCCGGCATTTACAACCCCACTCACTTGGGGGATAAGCAACATTCCAAAACGGATCATCAAAACGGAATAATCGACCATTTAACGCAACATGCTGCTTACGAGGATTGCTAATCGTAATATGACGCCATTCCCAGAATGGCCGTGTTTCCGCACCTGCAAGCATTGCTTTGTACCGCCCAGCTGCAAAAGCAGACTGCATATTTGTATCGTAGATCGTACGTAACCGACGCGGGCTGCCCAGCTGAACTTCTTGTTCTCGACCTTCTGGATTAATGACGGTTTTCTTTCCCCACCAGCCTTTTTCCTGAAGAGTTGACGTAATACTGGCTTTCCATTGCTCCAGTGTTTGTCCTTTTTCCATAGCAGTAATCAAGGATTGATGGATATCTTGCAATAAGTCCATGCGGGCAATTTTTGCCACGGTAAATGCTTTGCTATGTGCATTATCAAGGGTTTCATGCCAATCCCAACCAATCTTAAAACCCTTTTTTTCAAGATAGGACATGGCATCACTTGGCGGTAGTTCAAATAAAGCTTTCAACTCCGGACGTTGAGCTGTCGGCATTAGCTTTGCTCCGTTTGAACACTCAAGCGGCCCATCACTTCAGCAGCAAAAATTAAACGGGTTAGTTTTTCTTGTAGGGCGGGTTCATCATCACCCGGGTAAACATCCTGAAGGAGTGCTAAAACTTCCTCTTCATTGCCAGCATTAATCTTTGCCAATAATTGCTTTGTCCAGTCCTCAGCCGTAGTTTGAGCATTTTCAGATTGTTCTTTCAGTAACAACTGCAATGCCTGTTCCTCAACAGGCAATTGGGCAGAATTGGCAGCAATCAAGTTATTTAATAAATTTGGCTGATATGTATTTAATGCAAGATTGGGTGCTTGATTTTGCTGTTGTACAATCCCAAGAACAGGCTCTTTATCATCAGCAGGCTGTGGAATACCTAATTTCTCATGTGCCCATGACAAAGGAATCTTCATGCCAACGCCAACCAGCTTCTCAAGAGAATTACTAAATACCTCCATGTCTTCAACATCGCTGGTATCAAAGTAAAACTCCGGATAACGATCTTTTGAAATATTTGGGTGGTTCAATCGCATCAAATAATCAATGAGATTGTCAGTAATTGAACGTGCTAACTGTTTGGCATCAGACTTTATCAATGCTTCAAATTGAATTTCATGCGTCTTTGACTGGGCGTTTGTAGATGATTTGCCATCCGCTTGTGAAATCAAAGTGCCGCCAACAATAACTTTTGATTGAATCTGTTCAAAATACTTGATCATATTCATATGGTTGGCAGTATCACCATCAGCAGCTGATTCAAAATCAATGCTCATCCCATTGGGAATAGTCCCACCAGCATTGCGTCCAATTAACATTACCGCACGCTGAAGGGTCATTTTCTCTTCTTTAGTTGCACCGGGAGGATATTTACCTATACGGATCGGCATGCCATAAATTTCTAAAAATTCCATCACATCGCGAACAGCATAATTTTTAAAAACAAATGGAAATGCTAATACCCGGTATAAGCCTGAACGACTGATGTAACCTGTTTTAGCTTGGTGTAAGTGATTAAACCAGCCAAAGTCCCAGAACTCAGCACCATCTGGGGAACCATCATTTAAACGCAAACAGTTCAATTGGTTATGGGGGGTCATAAAGTTTCGAGGGACTACATGTTCAAAGCTATCAGGAAGCCATAAATTACCTAATCGTTTCCATTGAATCTCTTGGCACGAATAACCATGTCCGACAGCATCCATCGCATTGAACAGGAACATCTCAAAGTTTTTAATATCATCAATCCACTCTTGGACTTCCTCAGCAATTTTCTTTTCTTGTGTACTGGCATTTTTTGGTGGTTTAACACCCCATGCAAGTTTGTTTACACCTTTCTTGCGTTTATCCATCTCGGCAAAGATATGACCGTCGCGCTCTTCCATATCACAAAACAGATCAGCCTGAGCCTGCAAATTGCCTTGCTCAGCCTCTGTCAGCAATTGATGTAATCGATGTGGTGTCATACCAACAACTGGATGCTCTTGCCACTGATTTGAGAGCCAAGATACTTCTGCGGTTTGCTGGGTTTCTAATGCAATGCGATCTTGTTTTTTAGAAGTGCGGTCTTTTTTAGCCATGATGCAATTACGGTTGTGGATTCTGCACCATTGTGAAATTTTGGCGGGGATAAAATCAGGCGGAAATGCTTCCGCCTGATTTCTTGCGCTGTTTTGCGATTTAAGCGCTTTTTTCTGTTTTACGGATCATTGCAGCAAAATGCAAAATAAATGCAGGAAAACGCGTTTATAAAGATTTATAAATCTATAAACACCATGCTTTAGTAATTGGTGATGATGAGTTCCTGTTTTTCATCACGACCAGTACCAGAATTACCCACTGAATATTTAATTTTGGTAGTGGCAATATTCAACCCATCAAATGTGGCACGCATGTCTTCATGATCATTTATCGAGAGCATGACTTTGCTTTTACAGGTCTTCATTAGCTCAGCCATCTTTTCATATTGGTCCAGACCGAAACCAACACCGTAACCAGCTAACTTCCAGTACGGTGGATCGGCATACATAAAGCTATGTGGACGGTCATACTTCAGTAGACATGCATCCCAAGTTAAATGCTCAACTGTCACTCCGGAGAGACGCAAATGCGCTTCACTCAGTTGTTCCTCTATGCGGAGTAAATTCACTGGCCTGCCTGCAGTTCTTGTACCAAACGTTTGACCTGAAACTTTCGCACCAAAGGCAGTGTGCTGCAAATAGTAGAACCGAGCCGCACGTTGAATATCAGTCATCAAGTCAACACTAGCAGATTTAAGCCATTCAAACATCTGGCGACTAACCAGCGCCCATTTAAATTGACGAACGAACTCTTCAAGGTGATGTTGCACAACTCGGTATAAGTTCACCAGCTCACCATTTAAATCATTAATGACTTCAACTTTTGATTGTTCTTCACGCATAAAAAATAGAGCTGCGCCACCTGCAAATAACTCTACATAACATTGGTGTTCTGGCATTTTTTCAATCAGTTGCGACACCAGACGACGCTTACCACCCATCCAAGGAACAATTGGCTTGGTTTTCATTATTTCACCTACTGCAAAACTTTTTCATTTTGATAGACTGCAATTACTGTGTGCACAGTAACGAGGCTAAGCCTGCGGTAGCGCTTTTACCAAAGGGGGCGATTCTTGTTCCAGCAAGTTTCGTCACCTCGTTTTGAATTATTATATTTTTAATACTTTTTATTCAGGCGGAAGCATTTCCAGCTAATTAGGAGAAATAATATGGGGTGGGAAATTCCAATCTTTCATTTCAGAGTTAATGGTGAACCACGGGTTCTTGCTTATTTAAAACCCCACGCTTCAGAGGCATATACGGAAGAACTTCGTTATGTATATGATCTAGTTAATGATGAATTGAATGAATACTTTAACGATGATGAGTTCACGTATAACTCTAATGAGTTAAGGCTTTTTTACTTACAACGACCTGCGGAAGCATTTATTCTTTGGCATCCAGATCAGGTTCACAACCAAGAACAAATTCAGTTTGTTTATGGTGTAGGGATACCTAATGCAAATAGATTAATTACAATTGATATTCCAGAAATCCCAGAAAGCTTTCCACATATTTTCTGGGATAAAACTGAAGATCAATAGCATCCAACATCACTAAACCAACCATCATAATCATCTGGGTTCGTTTCAATTTCTTCTCTAGAAGGTAGTGGAATGAACTCAATCGGTGCTGAAGGATGGTTGCTGGCATAATCAGCCAGCAAATGGGCTATAGCACTGTCACCGTGACGATCTTTATTATTTGAATTAGATTTACCCTGTGCTGGAATACGTGCTACACCATTAACCATCACAAAAGCCCGGTGATCTTCAATTACATCCTGATCCGCTGGCATGTTCTCAATATCACCATCTTCCAGCGAGGCTTTAAAGTGTGGTGTATTTTCACGGTACCATGCTTCAGTCAACATGATAGCTTCAATTCGCTCACCATATATAACCTGCATGGCTTCAGCTAAATAACCACCATTACCTCCAGCATCATGTGCACCTTTGCTAAAGTTAGGCAGTATCGCAACAATAAGTTTTAGAAATTCTTCTTGTTGTTTATATGGAACTTTGAACATTTCGAACAAGAAAGGAATACGCTTTCTAGTATTGGTCTGTTCTACCAACGGCCAGAATGAACAGGCATTGACTTTACGGGCAAAGTCTAAACCATAGTAACTGGTCGTTTTTTTTGGTAAAGCTTCAATTAATGGCTTTAAATGTTCATTAAAGAATTCCAGTACTTCAGCATTTCGAGCCTCTTCACTCACATTGCTAAAGTCATCCCAACCTTTAGGTGCATGAAAACGGATGACTGGTACTGTGCTGTCTTTCTTACTCTCTAATAATGAATGTGGCAGCCAGCGACCACCACCTTTGGAGGGAACAACATCTAGCTCTTCATTGGCTGCATCGCCATAAAATCCATAAACATCATCAACCCATTCTTTTTCCTCATCAGGATCATAAGCAATGCCTTTACGTAAACAGACGGTATGACTATATAAACCTTGAGCTACAGCATCAGAGAAGGTTATACGATGGACTGACCCTTTACGCTTACCAGATCGTATTTCGTTAATCAGTTCATTAAATGGATTATCTTCACCTTCATGAGTACTAATTACTCTGACACACCCCCAAGAATTAAGAACGCTAAAGCAGCTTTAAGCAAACCCGGCAAATCATCATGGAATGCTGCCTCATCAATAATTAGACGACCTTGACGCCCACGTAAGTTGGATGGTCGGCTGGTTAAAGCTTCAATTCGAAATCCAGAATTTGGAAAACGGATAATATAAGTCTGGATCTGTTTATCACCATCCTCCCAAATACCTTCCTCAAGTTCACTTGCAGCTAAGTCATAGACCCTTGCCCACATTGCACAGGCTTGAATAAACTCAACTGTCATATCCTTGTTGTACCCAACATAATAGACATTTTGACCACCTGCATTTCGATCACTGGCACATTCAAGTGTTGCATCGGCACATTCAGCCCATGTCAAACCAATACGACGTGATTTTTCAGCTACTTTCAGTGGAGTTTTATCAGACACCCATTTTTGCTGATACTTTAAAAGTACCGCTGGCACATCACTAAAAAAATCAGGCTCAAGTGATTCATGAAGAGGGTTATTTGACATTAACTTGTTATCCCTAAAATTTGCTTACGGATTTCATTAGCTGTTTCTTTGGATAAGCCACTTTTCTTGACAATCTTATCCACCTCTTTAGCAGCAGCTTGAACGCGCTCTTTAACTTCTGATTCCCACTTTTTCTGGTTCACAGAAGCCTTGGCAATTTCGGCAATTCCTTTACCAGCTTTTGCCATAAGCATGATTCGATCTGCTGGGTCTGCATCAGGATTTTCAGATTCTTGCAAAGCAATGAGCGCATTAAACAATTCAGTCTGGACCAGCGATAAAACAGCAGAGCTACGCATATCACTATCATCGGGTGCAGCATCGGCAATCATCATAGCTGCTTGTGTACTGGCCTGAACCGCAGCAAGTTTTTGTTCTACTTTTTGACCGTAACGGTGTACGCTTGACTTGCTGACGTTGTAACCACGCTCTTGCAGGATTTTTGCAATTTCTTCATAACCACAAAAACCTTGATCCATAAACCGCTTATCAAGCCAAGTTTTATCCTCAGAACTTAGTAGATCAATTGACGACTCTCTTGCCATGTGTCACCTCAGTTCCAGTATTTTTCTGGACGAGCAATACCAGCTTGGCAATCAATTGTGTACTCCACAATATCAATACCTAAACGATCAAGCTTTGCATGCCAATGACCATCAGGCTGCTTTTTAATTTCAACTAGCTTACGTTCTTCCAAATAGTCCAATTGAACATGTAATTCTTGTGGGGTTGTATCAGCGTACAAAGCACGCATTACATCAAGCAATAAAGTATCCAATGCCCCAAGTGGACGAGCTTTATCTAAGGCATTCAGCAAATGCCAGCGCATACCTTCACGACGGATTTTTTGAAGATCAAAACTCATGGGTTAATTCCTTGCTTAATCTGAACTTTTTCAAGCTTTTCTGCTACAGCATCCAGCTTGGCTTCAATAACGGTTTGACCGCGAATATAGTCATCACGGGCAATGTAACGGAAAGGCATATCAGCTTTAAATTCAAGGAATTTACGTTCAAGCTCCCGGACTTCTTCTTGACCTTTTATGGCTTGACGTGACACTTCCTCAATCTTCTGATTTGTTGATTCAAAGTTTTGCTGAATGTTTTTATTAATCTGGCTACCCATGAGCTTGATCATTCCAGCGACTGCGCTTAGCACAGCCGATAGAACTAAAAACACTTGATATGGTTCAAGCTCAATAGTCATACATCCTCCTTAAAGGTATCGGATGCAGGAGGCAAAGGTTTCTTCCGGTTTTGGTCGATAAATCGGAAAACCACCCCGAGTGCTGACAAAACTGGTATGACATTTTCACGATTAGCTTCTGGTATAAGCGCTATAATTTCAGGTGGAACACCGTTGTATCCGACCCAAGCAATAACTAGCAAAATCCAGTTTGATAGCCATAACCAACCACTGCGCCAATTTTCTACTATCCAACGCTTTTTGAGCTTGACTGACACACCTTGAATGGATTGGGATTCATTCACCACAAGCTGATTTTTCACAGAATTTTGTTTAGCTAATTGACGTCGAAAATTTCGCTTCCATTGGCTCATGACATATCCTCCGCAGCATATTTAAGGTTCAAGGCAACACGTGCCATCCAGCCTTTACCAAAGGCATTGAAAGTTGAAATCTTTGTATAGAATTCAATACGCTTGGAGTTGAATAAACTGATTAAAGCAAACTGTGGTTGCTTACGAACTGCAGCTAAAGTTAAGGCACCAACAATACCGTCATCTTTAACACCAACAGCTCGTTGTAGAAGTTTTCGAGCATTGAGCAGACCATGATTAACAGCTGCATCAAAAAGTTGAAAAGCCACAGAAAATGGGAAGTTGTCACAACTCATCGCATCCCAATACTGGTTTTTATAAATCTTCTCAACTATATCCATAGGGATATCTTTCATAGAGCCTTTATAACCATATTGGCGTGCAACACTTTTTGTAATGCCGTAATTGGTTTCACCACCAGGATCAGAGGGATGGTTAATATAACCGCCCTCATGTTGAAGCACTCGTTTCAGTGCAGTTTGAAAAGTTTTATCCACAAAAAAACCTCATCAAATGATGAGGCTATGTTGCAATCTGAACTATTTTTTTATCAGGCGGAAATGCTTCCGCTCAGTTTGGGGTTCTAGTTACTTACCATACAAGTTACTGGATAACCTTGATTGTAGTGACTTGCATCTAAGTGGAAAGTATAACCATACTGACGGTTAGAGATTGAAGCATTTGGACTTTGATTTAACCGATTTTCAAGGTCATAAAGTACAGCAGGTACACGGTTATCAATATTTCCAAAAATCTTTTGACAGTCTTTTGCAGCAACAGCTTTTGATTCTTCAAATGAGCCTTTATTAAAAACTTCTACAATAAGACCTTTCCAATTTTCAGTATTTGGTTCTTTGATAATTTTAATACTGTACCAATTATTATTTGGCACAAATTTAGTATCTGCTTTGACATCATTTGGTAAGAATTTTACTTCACCACCATCGTTTGAATGACTGATTTGATAAGCAGGATAAATACTTTTAACTACACCAGTAAATTGAGAAACACTCAATTTCGCAGCAGGATCAGACTCACTATAATTTTGTTTCACATAAGGAGGTTCTGACTGCGGTTGTTTTTGAGTGGAGCAGCCTGCCAATAATAAGAACCCAGCAATAATCATTAAATTTTTCATATTAATAGAAAGTCCCGCGACTAGGTGGTATCCATCTGCCAATAATTTCAACATCTGTTGATTCATTTAAATCAAGTTTCATGGGTAAATATTTTTCATTATCTGACAATAATAACAATTCATTAAATTGACGTTGAACACGTTTAACCCAGAAATTTTCGTGATTTCTTACAACATAAATAAAACCATCAGTTAATTCTTTATCAATCGTATTGATTAATAAAGGCTCCTTATCATGAATAGTTGGCTCCATTGAATCGCCCTTGGCATAAACGATGACTAAGTCCTTAGCATAAAGCCCATGTCTTGCGAGCCAGTCTTTTCTAAATGCCAAACGGCTAGTAGGTTCTGTTTCACCCAAACAAACTGCACCATCACCAGCAGACACCGAAACATCATAAACATTGACTAAGTCAAACTCATAAGCAAAGTCACTATTTTGTAACTGTGGTGATTTATTACCCGTTACTATGTAACCAATATCTGCTCCAACTTCGGCAATTGCAGCTAAATATCCCGCTTTTGGTTGTGTCAAATCCTTCTCGTAATCGATCTGACTTTTCTTGGTAGTGCCTGCTAATTCAGCAAAAACTGGTTGCGTATAACCCAGTCGCTCACGCTCTTCTTTAAGTCTTGCTCCAATAGTCACAAAAAACACTCCAATAATGTTGACAAGTAACTAAATAGTTACTAATGTGGTGCTATAAGTTCTACTTAATGCAACTTTAGACACACAGAGGAAACTAAATATGCACCTAAAAACTCCCGAAGAAGTTAAACAGGAATTTATTGAACAAGGTATTCCTGTTTCATCATGGGCTGAAAGTAAAGGTTTCACCCCACAAGAAGTTTACAAAGTACTCAACGGTCAATCTAAAGGAAACTTTGGACGTGCCCACAAGATTGCCGTTGCGCTCGGACTAAAACCAGAGCCTAAACAAAAAGTCACTGTTTAGTTACTTCGCACATATTCGCACATTTTTGCACACGGGGAAAGAGATGAGACAAAAACAATTAGGAAGTATTGCATTTCGTTACCTAATCGTCTTCGTAACGACCTTCGGATATGTCCAATGGTTCTTCGCTGAACAAGACAATGAAGTTCTTAAACAGCAACTAATGTCAATCAAGTTTACTCAAGGAGATGGGCATGAGTTCAACAAATAAATCGGCAGGAAAAGTTTTATCAGTCTTATTCGCTCTACGTGGTCACTACATTACAGGCGTTAGCAATAAACAACTTTCTGAAAGCCTAAATGAGTCACCAACATTTATCACACGAGCACTACAAACGCTGGAAGCAAACGGCTGGGCTGAAAAACGCGATAACGGCAACTATGCACCAAGCATGATGGCAATTCGTTTCGGCGCTTCATGCAAAGAAGAATGTGACCGCATGCAAGCTCGTATTGATGAATACAAGCAACGTCTACAAACACAGTTTTAATAAGGGTTCGTTATGAGTAATGAAGTAGTTACTGAAGTTGAAATTCAAAATCATACAAAGGCTGTTGCAGGTTTAGCAACGCAACTTGGTTATGAAGGAGCCTTAACTGTAGGTGCATTGGAAGATGAAATTCGTTTTTTCCAACAACGTACTGTTGAAGCTGTTATGGAGCTTGGCAAACGCTTATTAATCCTAAAAGAAATCACTCCTCATGGTGAATTTAATAAGCGTGTTGAGATGCTGAATTTCACCCCACGTATGGCACAAAAATTCATGTCAGCGGTGTTGAAATTCTCAAAAACGAATTCGAGTTCGCTTTTGCAGAAAGCTGGAAATCAAACAAAATTGCTTGAGCTTGTGACATTGGATGACGATGAAATACAAGTCATCGAACAAGGTGGAAGCATTGGAGAGCTTTCATTAGATAGTATTGAAACCATGTCGGCACGCGAATTAAAAGACGAACTTCGCAAAATTAAAGCTGATAAGGAAGCTGCTGACTTACTTCTTCAAAAGAAAGACCAAAAGATTAATGAATTAGATGCAAAGCTCACCAAGCTTCAGAGTCCAGTTCAAATCAAAAAACGTGCTGAATCTGAAGAGCAACTCATTGCTGCAAAGGCTTTAGAAGAAGCTACAAGCGCATGCTTAATGATGCACAACGACACAGTGCGCTTCAAAAACACTATCAACTCTGTTTTAGACACAATCAATGAACATGGTCTTTACAACATCCAAGAGCAACTAGAAGCCCTTGTTGTCAGCGCATTTCAACAGATTGCACAAACTAGTGTTGAGCTAGGAATTCAAATTGATTTTGAAACGATGGTGAACCCAGCATGGTTACCTGCGGATCAAGAAACTGCTGCATTTGATGCAACAAACGTGGAGCAGTAATCATGACAAATCCAAACTTAGCAAAACAAGATTATTTGCGTGAGATTGCAGCCAAACTTACTGCTGCTGAGTTTGGTGGGAAAGCTGCGATTGTAAAAACTGCATGTGACTTTTTAAGTCTTAGCAAACCGCAACTTTACCGTGAGCTTGAAAAAGTAGGTTTTAAATCTGAACGTAAACAGCGCTCCGATAAGGGCAAAACAGTTGTGCCGACTGAAGTTGCTGAAATGGTTGGCGGCATGGTGCACGTAGCAACGCGTGCAAATGGAAAGAAAACTTTACCAATTACTACAGCACTCGACATGCTCGTGGCTGACGGTAAAGCACCAAAAGTGTCAGCAGCAACAGTTGCGCGTGTCATGAAACAAAACATGTGCCATCCCAAACAACTTGCAACACCATCGGCACATACACAGCAAAAATCGCTACACCCAAACCATGTTTGGCAAGTTGATGCATCTATCTGTGTTTTGTTCTACCTGCCTAAAGGCGGTATGCAAGTCATGGATGAGAAGAAGTTCTACAAGAACAAACCTGCCAATGTGAAGAAAATCGAAAATGATCGTGTGATTCGTTATGTCATGACTGACCACTATTCAGGCTCAATTTATGTTGAGTATGTATATGGCAGTGAAAGCTCTGAAAACTTAATTGAGATTTTCTTAAACGCAATTCAAAAGCGTTCTGCTCAAGAACCCATGCATGGTGTTCCAAACATCCTCTACACAGACAAAGGTTGTGCCAACACCAGTGGTTTATTTAGAAATTTACTTGAGCGCCTAGATGTAACTTTTATACCCCATGCAACTGGGAATTCACAAGCGAAAGGCCAAGTTGAAAACGCTCAAAATATTGTTGAAACACAGTTTGAGGGCCGTCTGCGTTTCATGCAGATCAACAATATTCAAGAGTTAAATGCCCAAGCTACTGCATGGCGTATGTACTGGAATGAAACAAAAATTCATAGCCGTACTAAGCGCAGCCGTAATGCTGTTTGGCAAACCATTAAGCCTGAACAATTACGCATTGCTCCACCAATGGAATTGTGCCGTGAACTTATCAGCACAGTACCAGTTGAAAAAACAGTTAAAGCCAATCTAACAGTCAGTCATGCAATTCAGGGCTATGGCTCACAAGACTATGACGTTCGTCATGTTGATGGGGTTTACCCGAAAGCTAAGTTGCAGATTGTAGTAAATCCATACCGTGCGCCATGCATCGATGTATTGACTAAAGATCAACACGGTAATGAGGTCATTTTTACATGCGAACCGATGCAAGTTGATTGGGTTGGCTTTGGAAATGATGCAGCAATCATCGGTGAAGAAATCAAGGCAATGCCTCAAAGCAAAATTGATGAAAACCGCAAACGCATACTTAAAAAAGCTTATGACGCTGAAACTCTTGAGCAAGTTGATAAAGCAATTGCCAAGAAGAAACCAGCCTATGACGGCCAGCTTAATGCTATGGCAGATGTTAAAGCGGTTGAAGTTCCGACTTACATCAAACGTGCTGGTGAGCAAGTCACTACAAGTAAACAACGTCGTGAATCTGCACCTATTTCAACAGTAGAAGCAGCAAAAGAAATCCGGGGCTTAATCGGTGACCTGTGGACCACTGATCACTACAAGGCCCTCAAAAAATCTTATCCAGATGGTTTAGTCCCTGCCGATGCAGTACGTGAAATTGCTGAAGCAATAAAGGCTGAACAAGAACTTCCACAACAACGGCCACAACTTCGTGTTGTTGGTTAATAAGGAGCAACCATGAAACAAAAAGACTGCTCGACAAAACTCAAGGACCTCATTTTAGACAACGGAATTATACAAGCTGATTTAGCTCGATACGTACAGCTAAGCCCGTCATCGATCAACATCATCATCAACTGCCTTAGATGGCCGAAGAAGAATACTGATTTTGTGAAAGCCCGTTTTAGAGAGTTCTTGGTCAACGCAAAGATTAGCGAGTCAGAAATCGATGATGCATTTAACGAAATGTTTGATGCACCACCACAAAAAACACTTCTTGAAAGACTTGGCTCAGAGGCAGCTAGTGAAAGAGAACTAGATCATGTGTATCGCGCATTAGTAGCACGACACGGAAACAAACAAATTAATGAACTTTTAAATGAGGACGAACAAGCCATGTTGCTCGCAAAACAGTCGTTGACTCAACAAGCTAAAAAACATTTTGGCTTGTTTGATAACCCTTTCACAAATGAAGTTCGTGCAGTTGAAGAACTATTCTTGAATAGCGACATCAACTATGTGCGTCAAGCGTTGTATCAGACAGCTAAACATGGCGGATTCATTGCAATTTCAGGTGAGTCAGGTTCAGGTAAATCGACTTTACGACGCGACCTTCAAGACCGTATTCGTCGTGAAAAATTACCAATTTTGGTTATCGAACCATATGTCATTGCAACTGAAGATAACGACATTAAAGGTAAGACGCTTAAATCAAGCCATATTGCTGAAGCAATTATTAATACGGTCAGTGCTGGTCAAGAAAAACCACGCATATCTGCCGAGGGTCGTTTTCGCCAAGTCCATACGATTTTAAAAAATTCAAGCGAAGCTGGTTATAGCCATTTATTGATAATTGAAGAAGCACACAGCACACCAATTGCCACTCTTAAACAATTAAAGCGTTTCTTTGAATTAGAAGATGGCTACAAAAAATTGATTGGGATTGTATTAATTGGTCAGCCTGAACTTGCCAACAAATTAAGTGAGCGTAACCCCGCAGTTCGTGAAGTAGTACAGCGCTGTGAGAGCGTAACGCTTGAGCCTTTATCTAATACTACTTTAGTTGAGTACTTACAACACCGCGTAAAAAGCGTCGATAAAAAGCTGGAGTCGATCATCACTGAAGATGGCATCCAAGCAATTGCAGACCGCTTAACTCATATCAATAGCGCTGGCAAAACCACACGCTCACTTTTATATCCACTTGCCATTGGCAACTTAATTACCAGTTCAATGAACCTCGCAGCGGAAATTGGCGAGGACGTTATCACACGCGACATCGTGATGGGGGTTTAGGCCATGAAATTTAATTTAAGAAATTTACTGATTGTGAACTTTTTAGTTTGGTTCGCAGCAATCGCTGTAGTGATGGCGGTATTAGGAGGTTGCAATGGCTGATTTTGCAGACGTAGCAAGCACTTTGTCTGAACAGGATTTAGACCATGCACTTGCCAACATTAAACACTTTGACCAAGTCAGCAACTATGAATGTGATGACTGCGGTGCAGAAATTCCAGAGCGTCGTCGCGCTCTAGGCAACGTAAAGCTTTGCATTGACTGTCAAACAGCAGTTGAAAGCAAATCTAAGCATTTTCGAGGTGGTCTATGAACCCTAATCAAAAGCGCGAAAACTTCAAAAAAGACTTAAACAAGTTAGTTGATAACAAGCATGCAGTTATTCCCAATGAACTTACATGGGAACAGCTTCAGAAAATTTCTGATGATCCAGAATTCTTTGAACTGTACCAAGAAGCCTTACAAGGTGACTCTGGCGAAGACTGTGCTTGCTTAATTATCAAAGCAATCCACAACGCTTTATTGCGACTTGTTGGGAGCCATTGAATGAGAACTAGATGCCCAGCTTGCGGAGCAACCAACAGCCTAGATGCCCTATTAGGGCATGGTGAAGCCAGCAAAGCGTTTGTTGCTTCACTAAATCTGGTTGGTGATTTAGCTACGCCACTGGTCAAGTATTTGGGGATGTTCCGTTCTCAAAATCGTGAACTTACTTTTGAGCGTACAGCTAAGTTACTTGGCGAAATTGCTGCGGATATTAATGCGCAGCAAATCAATCGTGGTCACCACAGTTATCCAGCTCCTAAAGCAGCATGGATCTGGGCAATCAACACAATGCTTGAACGTCGTGACCAAGGCAAATTGCAACTGCCATTAAAAAACCATGGCTATCTGTATGAAGTGATCAGTTCATTCAAACCAGAAAATGCACCAGCACCAACAGAACGCCGAGCAGCTGCTGCACCTCGAGCGAAAACTGAAGAAGAACGTGCTGCTGAACAAGCTGAACATGAACGCCAAAAGCATACACGCCCAAATCTAAGCGTTACCGAAATGCTTGGCTTTACACAAATGAATAAGAAGCAGCCTGAGCGCGGGCTGAAGAACATCCCCAAGGAACAACTTATGGCGCATGTCGCTCAGAACAAGCAGCCAGATGAATCTTTAGAACAGTGTTACCAACGCCTCAAGGCTGCGGAAATTGAATCAGAACAAGGAGCAACACATGAATAAGCCTATTCCAGAAGGTTATTGGGAAAACGCATCAGGTGCATTTGTACCAGAAGCCAATGTCAAAGAAATTGACAAATTGCGTGATCAAACAGTTCGCAAACTTCATGAGAAAGCAAAAGAAATCCATGAACTTTTAAAAGATTTCAAAATCGAAGGCTTTGCTGATATTGCCAGCTTTATCCAAATTTCTACCGATCAATACGGTGCAAAAGTTGGTGGCAATAAAGGCAACGTAACTCTCATGACGTATGACGGACGTTTGAAAATCCAACGCAATATCGCGGAAAACATCAGCTTTGATGAACGTTTGCAAGCAGCCAAACAACTCATTGATGAGTGCCTTGAAGAATGGACCGAAGGCAGCCGTGACGAAATCAAGGTCATTATTAATAACGCATTTAACGTCGATAAAAAAGGAGACATCAGCACAACTAAAGTACTTGGATTAAAACGCATTGAAATCAACCACCCGAAATGGAAGCAAGCAATGCAAGCCATTTCAGACAGCATCAACATTATTGGCAGTAAAGCATACCTTCGCTTTTATACCCGTGATGATGCAACTGGTGGTTACTTACCACTTTCACTCGACATCGCTTCAATTTGAAGGATTAAAGAATGAAAGAACTTTCTATCGCAATAGTTACCTGTGGGTTTATCGCAGGAAGTTTACATACAACAGGCTTACCAGAATTTTTATATGTGCTTTTTGCAATTCTTACAGCTTGTTCAAATCATTTAAAAGGTTAATACGCAATGAATAAATCAGAACTTATCAAACACATCGCTTCTACAGCTTCTCTTACTCAAGCACAAGCTACAGCTGCTCTTAATGCCTTTGAAAGTGGCATCACCAAAGCACTTGCCACTGGTGAGGACGTTGCATTAATTGGCTTCGGAACTTTTACCGTAAAAGAACGCGCTGCGCGTACAGGTCGCAACCCAAAAACTGGTGAAGAAATTCAGATTGCAGCTGCAAAGGCTCCAACTTTCAAAGCTGGTAAAGGCTTAAAGGAAGCGGTGAATTAATGGCTACAAAAGTAAATCACTTAGATGCTCTTGAAAAGAAAGGTCTAAGAGTCGTTCAGAAGTTCAACCTTTGTGGTTATTTCGAGTACCACGTACTCGACAGTAACAATCAAAGAGTTGCACGAGACACGGTTCAACAACGTGCCATTGATATGGCTTTGAACACACTAGTTGCATAAGCGAAACACAGGCATTCGTGCCTGTGTCTGCTGGATGTCGTGATCCAGTACTGATGAGCAGCGAGAACATAATGATCAGCATCGAAGATTTAGAGAAGTTACCACCTGAAGTGATTGAAAGTATTAAGGAGACAACATAATGAGCATGAACCGCGAAGAAGCAATTCTAAAAATCAAAAAATGTTTAGCATTGGCTAAATCAGCTAATGAAAATGAAGCAGCAATTGCTCTACGTCAAGCACAGTCTTTAATGCGTGAATTTCAGATTGATCCTGATCTACTCGATATCGTTGAGGCTAGTTGCGAAAGTAAAGCAACAAAGGTTCCTCAAGCGTGGGAAGCAAGCTTAGTTATGACTATAGCTAGAGCCATGCAATGCAAACCTATTTTTAGTTCTGGTAGCAGTACTTGGGGTATTAAAGCTTCATGGACATTTATTGGTGTCGATCCAGCGCCAGAAGTTGCATCTTATACTTTCGATGTCTTATATCGCCAAGTGATTCGTTCAAGAAAAAGCTTTACTGAAAACACCTTAAAACGTGTAACGGTCAAAAAAAACAAGGTACGTCGTGCAGATTTATTTTGTGAAGGCTGGGTAGACTCAGTTAAGCATTTAATAACCGACTTAGATATTGAAGTACCTAAAAATACAAATGAACGTATAAAAAAACACATGGATAAAGCTCACGGGAAACTTGGTTCATTCACACCTAAAGACCGCAACAAAGGCAAAGCATTTAATGATAGAGCAGCTAATGATTATCATGCGGGCAAACAATCTGGCAAATCAGCAAAACTAAATCAAGCAATGAATGGTGGCAAACAATACGAAAAGTTGGGAGCACCAACATGAATGAATTGCTGAATTGGGCAACAGTACTGGCTTACTTTGCTGTCTTCCTCATGGGTTTAGGTTCTTGCTTTAAAGAGGCTAAATTGGCGTGGACCACTCGAAACAAAACTGGCTTAACTATATTTGAGAAACGCTCATATAAGTTTAAAGCAGGTGCATCAATCACATTGGCCTTTCTAGCAATTATAGGTTTGTTCCAAGCATTCCAAGGGACGGTGTGAAATGAAATTCAATAAGAAAGCTAATCTGATCAAGCTAATCCATGTGGGCAAAACAAAACTTGGTTTAGATGATGAGCTTTACAGAGACATTCTTACCAGCACTACGGGTAAAACCAGTTCAAAAGATTTGAACCTAGCACAGCTTGAAGCTGTGCTGGATCGCTTAAAGCAACTTGGCTTTGAAGTTGAATCAAAAAATAAATCTGGAGTTAAGAATTTAGCTAGTGATGACCAAAGTAAGTTAATCCGTCATTTATGGTTACAGCTTCATGGGGCTGGTCAGGTCAGAAATAGTAGTGAAAAAGCTTTAGCAAAATTTGTAGAGAAAAGAGTTGGTGTGAGTGCCTTGCAATTTATGAGCAGCCATCACGCAGACATGATCATTACTCACTTACGACAATGGTGCAAACGTTGCGGCATTGAAAGAACAGAACAATAAGAAAGTAAAAACCCCAGTGCGCCAACACTGAGGTTTTAAATTCCACCCACCGACGAAAGCAAGAGGAGATAAATCATAAGACTGCTAAATCTTAACATGGGATAACAGCGGGAGCAATTATGGTTTATCGTCCTCATATCACTGATGCACAACAATTATTTTCTGATGAAGAACTCATTGCACTTATGCCTAAAAACTTTGCATTTGTGGCGAAGCTTATCGGCATAAAACCAGCTTTGAGTCTTATTGAGAGCTACGGTGGCATCTTAGTTTTTGTACCCCACAAGCACGCTTTAGGCATTCATCATGAGCTTTCACAGATAATCGGTTATTCAAAGCTACAGCTGCTCTCAGAGCACTTAGGGAACAATTCAATAGAAGTACCTATGGCGACAACTATCACGATTGCTATGCGTAATAGAACCATCCGTGAAATGGCAGCCAAAAAAGAAAGCCGCTCTAAAATCGCCCGTAAATTTGGCGTGACTATCAGAACAATCCGCAGTATCGTAAATGGCGAAGAAAAGCTTAAATTCCATTTAGACCAGAATCTGGATTTATTCGAATAAAAAGCGGACTCAAAAGCCCGCTTTTTCTATTTCACTGGATGAAAAATCTTTTCAAACCTCATCCCAGTTAATCCCATCTTATCCCACAAAATCCCACAATTATCTCATCACTCTTATATATTTATATTATTAGGTATCAACACCGCCACACTTGCTCGCCTATTACTCACAGACTCGTTAATTAAAGCAAAAACCACGCAAGAGAGCAGAAATCTGTGGGAGTGGCATGCCCTCGAGGAGCTTGAGCATAAATCGGTCGCGTTTGATGTATTAAATGCGATAGGAGGAAATTCTAGCAAAAACAGAAAAGTAGCTTTAGCTAGAGTTGCAAAACTCATCACGCCTATTATTTTTAAATATTGGATAAAAATCTTAAAAAGAAAAGATATTAACTTCACTTTGAAACAGTTGAAGGATGGTATTTATTTAGGTTTTGGTGGAATCAATCGGGTCGGAATTTTGTCTAAAGCATTTGTAGATATGCTGGATGTCAGAGCAGAAAATTTTGACCCGTTAAACATGCAAACAGAACAATTAGAAGCCGAATTCCGAGAAAAACTATTTGGCCAAGCAGGCTTTCTTAGAGACTACCTCAGCTAGAAAAACCAATCTATAAAAGCCCTCATTAGCGGGCTTTTATAGAAATAACTCTTTTAATTTGTATGTATTTTGATTGACCTTAACTTTCTATTTGAAATCGGCCTAGATCACTTAGACCAAGAAAATAATCTAGTAATCTCTCCCTTTCATCTACCCCACCAGAGCTTAAAAGCTGAATGATTGTGCCCTCCACCATATATAAAAATAGTTTGGCATCATTAAAAGAAGTATCCGCGTTTAGTACTCTAAGCTGGCTATAAATTTCATTTTTTAGCCAGGTTCTATAGCGCACCGCGGTTTGATAAGCGTTGGGATAACTATTTTTAATTTCAAAAACGGCTTTAAATAATAAGTAATACGGCCCTTCTAAATCGGTATGTAAATCATAAAGCTTTTTGAGTTTATCGATGGCAGGAGTGCTTAAGTCATATTCGACCATTGCGACCACTTGTTCTTGGAGCTTTTCTTTTTGCACCATCAGGCAAATTTCAATGAGTCGTTCTTTAGAGTGAAAATAATTATAAAAAGTGGCTTTTGTAATCTCTGACTCTTTCACTATCCTGTCGACGCCAATAAGGTGAAATCCCCGGTGGTGAAATAGATCAATTGCTTTATTTACAACATATAAGGCACGTGTTGGAAGAACTAAATTTGGCAT